TGACGCTGTTCGCTTAGCGGGACGCCGAGGCGAGCGCGAAGCGGATGGCGAGCATCGCCGGCGACGGGGCGCTCGGGCCCGCATCGATGGCGGCGTTGAAGGCATCGATCGCCGCAACCAGCGTGGCGCGACCCTGATTGTTCCCGAGCGCGGCCAAGGCGTTGGCCAGCGCGCCGGCAGCGGCCGCCGGGACACCCTCACCAACAAGGATGTTCTGGAGGTTCTGGACCGCCTCAGCACCGCCCCCGGTCAAGACCGCCGCGATGGCGCGAGCGGTGGCCGGGGAGATGGTGACCGTGCCACCAGCCGGGTTCGGGATCGAAAGACCGCCGGCCCCCGGGTTGGCGAAGATGTTCGCGACGCCGCTCAGGCCAGCGATGCCAGCCGTCGAGAGCGGGCCGGAGGGCGCCCCAGCCGGGACACCCAGCGGGGCGTAGGAGCCACCGGCACCACCGCCACCGCCACCAGGGCCGGTGAAGTCCGAACCGCCACCGCTCTGGGCCTCGGCGACGGCGACCGTCAGGGTCGCGACCATCGCGACCCGGACGACCTGCTGCGTAAGAGAACGAATCATGGGATACAAGCTCCGAAATCGAGTGTGAGTTGAGTCGTTCACGGCTTACTGCACCGGGGTCAGCTCGACGCGACGGTTCGTCGCGCGGCCAGCCGGGGTGTTGTTTGGAGCGATCGGCTTGGAGCTGCCGTAGCCCTTCGTGGTCATGCGGTCAGCCGGGACCCCCTTCGAGACGAGGTAGGCACGGACCGCGTTCGCACGGGCCAGCGAGATCCGGGCGTTCCCCGGCTCCGACCCGGTGCGATCGGTGTGACCACCGATCTCCACCTTCACCGACGGGTTGTCGAGCAGGGTCTTCGCGACCTCGTCGAGCGCCGGGCGCGAGGCCGGGAGCAGGGCTACTTTTTTATTAAAGTTACATAATATAATTTATTAAATTAAACCGGATTTAATTCAACGTTATAAATTGATCCATTCTCTGTAGCTACTGGTTCCCAGTAATCATATGAGAATGTAACATCAAATGACTCAATAGTATTAGTTGAGTCCCAATCAAGAGATATAGCACCAACAGATGTTGGGAAAGCACCATTCAACTTATAAGCTCTGATCACGCCAGAATCATCTCCTGGACCAGACTTACCAAATTGCTCTACTGTAAGATCAACTTTGAATAAGTCAGGTGAACCATCACCTACTGATCTATTTGAAGCATGTGCATTTATAGCATTTAGCCATGATTCAAAACTATCTCTAAGACCAAAGTCTTCATCATTCATTACTGTAATTGACCAATCTTCAAATGTTCTGTCACCAGGAACTTTAATAGTTCTACCAAAGTATGGTACAGGAACTGCAGATACAGTAGAAGCAGGAAGAGATGTTGATCTTATAAGATAACTTGCTCTTTCTCTGTCTCCCGGAGCAACTCCGGGAAACTCCATCTTTACTCTAAACAATGTTGGTCTTGCACCACCAAAGATTAGACCTTGTGCTCTAAATTTGTCTATATTAAAAGCCATATCCGTTAGACTCCTTTTTTATTTCTATTTATTAGAACTTGCCAACAATTTCAGAGAAGGCGACACCAGATCTAACAGCAACGAAGTTCAACTGAATGAAGTTGATTGAGCGAGCTGGCTTGATGTAGATATCACCAATAAACTCGTTACGATCAATTACTTCAGGTGTGTTATTTGTTCCGTCACAAACAACTAAGAAGTCTGTGATACCTCTACGACCCTTAATATCTCTAAGATAAGGTATTACTAAGTTTCTAAACTGAGCTCTTGTAAATTCATCGTTGAATTCGAAGAGTGTAAACTTAGCAGCAGTAGCAATAGCTTTCTCAAGAACGATAAACAATCTACGAACGTTAATTCGATCGAATGCAGATGGCTTATTGAGAGCAGTCTTATCACCAAATAGTACAATTCCTTGACCAGGGAAAGCAACTACAGGGTTTACACCTGCTTTATATAGCTGATCTCTTTCTGCTTTCTTAGGGTTATAAGCAAGCTTAATAATATTCTTAATATTACCACGATTGAAGCCTGCAGGTGACCACCAAGGATCATTTGTACTATCTGTGCGTACACAGAGACCCGCAATGTCACCATTCAATGGAACCCAGCGATATACGTCATTGTACTTGTCGTACATGTACTTATATCCAGAGTCAACAACTGCATAAGATGAACTTCTTACACTGTTCTTGAAATCTAAGATTGCATTCATTTCATCGCCAGAATTATTGACAACGTCGTTCTTTAAAGGTGAAATAAATGCTACGCAATCTTTTCTTACTTCGCAAACGTTATCAATGATGTAATTTGCTAAATCAGCATTTGACTTTCCTTTACCCTGAAGGATAAGAGAAACATCAACATCTTCTGCTGAAACAAACTTATCATAACCCGCGGCTATAACAGAGAGAGGTGCATTTAGCTCACCATAACCATCCTGTCCAGAATTAAATTGAATGTTTAATGGTGCTTGATTTGTTGAGCTAACAATATTCACTGCGTTGTTATGAACTGCACCAGCTCTATCGTTTGCAAACCAAATATACTTTGATTGTTCATTAATTACTGTTTTGTAATAGAGAGCTCCACCATCGGCAGTTTTAGCATCATCTGCTCTTGAAAGATTTCTATATGCTTCTAGAATTGTTCCACCAACACCTGTAAATCTTCCGTTTTCATCAACAACTATTACGTGCATAAGGTCATTTGCAGATGTGTTACCGAATTCAGCAACATATTCTGATTGTCCTGGAGCAGAATCAACTGTATTGTAAAACTCCCAATAACGATTGATAGTATTTGTTGTATAAGCTTCACGCAGTCTATATCTATCAGATGAAGTTAGTGTGAATGAAAGAGTTGTATTTGTAGTTGATATTGAACTTACGTTGGTGATCTTAAGATACTGTTCACCAATAGAACCGTTGCCAACCTTAACAAGATCACCAGTACTAATTGAAGTTTGAGCTGCAATTACTGCAGTCTGAGCTAAACTCCATGCAACAAGTGTATGAGATTCTGAAACAGACTTTGGTGTTGGAGTAATTAGACCAGCAACAGAGCTGTTTGAAGAAACTTGAATACCAGTTGAGTTTGAGAAAATAACAGTGTAAATTGTGTTATTTGTTAAACCAGTAGGAGCAGTGTTACCAGCAGCAGTTAGATACTTAACTGTAGTGCCGTTAGCAATAAAGTTACTTGCAATAGAGATAAAACCGTTAGCATCAATGCCTGTATTAGTATTGAATGTAGCAGAGTTACCTGTTACTGTTACTGTTAAAGCAGTAGAGTTTGCTACAAATTCGCCAGTATGATCATTAGTAGCATTAGCTAATAGAAGATTTGACTGATAAGCATTGGCTGAGTCACAAACAGAAATTCTTAGTGAGTTACCAATTGTGCCTGGATATCTTGCTACATATAGAACATCTGCATCAAAGTTGCCATCCATGTCTTCGTAGTGTTCTTCGTTCTTAACGATTTGAGCTACAAGATTGGAAACAGCTCCAACGTTAGCAAATGCTGAAAGTGTTCCAACGTTTACTGTATCAGTTGTTGTATTTGCAACACGAACAACATAAAGCTTATTACCATAAGACAAGAAACTTGCTGCAGTGAAGAATGTTTCTTCTGCGAAATTTTTATGAGGTGTACCAAAACGCTGAACCAATGCATTTTCAGAATCAATTAGGACACGCTTATCTAGAGGTCCCCATCTGAAGATACCAGCAATAGCACCTTCAGTTGTAGACACTGCAGGCACTACCGTTGTTAGGTCAATTTCAGAAACGTTTACGCCTGGACTAACTTGAAATGGCATTTTTCTCTCCTT